AAGGAGGATAAATACTTACCGTTACTTGAGAACCACCAGTTGAACCCGCATCAGCTGTTGCTCTAAATTGAACAGGAGATTGAGATTGTTTATGACCGATGAATGTCAAGAATCTCATATTTGGCTGTCCAGAAACGCCATCACTAAATTGGAACTTATCGTACTGTTTAACAGAGTTAACGTCACTAGCAGAGTGAGTACCACTGAAGGTAATCGCAATAACAGCACCGTTAGCATCTAATGTAGTTGATACAACAGTTAATGTTGAGCCAGATTGACCTTCTGTTCCTGCAATATGAGTTTTCAAAAGGTTAGATTGATACCATTCGCATTTACTGAATTCACCAATTTCCCAGCTCATTGCCTCACGGTTACCACGGTCTAATGTAAATTGGTTTAAACCAGAGTTTACAATTAGAGGGAAGGTTAAATCTGAGAGATAACCCTTAGTATCCATTGTAGCTGCACCGAAGTTACGGAAGAAAGCCAATGCATTAGCTAATTGTAAATAGGAGTTAATCGGATTGATTCCGTCACCATAGAATCTGAAAGTATTAGTTTCAGCTAATTGGGCAACGTTAGATTCAACTTGAGTACCAAGTTCAGAAACAGCTGATTTACCAAAAACTTTCATGTAATCACGAACGTTAAAGATAAATTGTTGTGCTGTGAATTCATAAGCAGTACTGGCTTGTTGGTTTACCGTCAAGGTTTGTACACGCTGAACAGCAGGCTGGAATGTAACAACCAAGCTGTTAGTCGTTGTAAAACGAGGTGGTAAATCAAACGATACAGTATCACCTAAGTTCTTTGGTACTGAGTCATTAAATCCAACGAACTTTTTATTCGCGGTACTTAAAAAGCAAAAAGAGTTTAAAAGAAGCGCAAGGTTACTTTCGTTATATGTAATAACCTGCTGCAATATATTTGTAGCCATGACAATCTCCATTTGTCGTTAAAACAAAGGAGCAATGTCAGAAACTAAAAGTTAACCCTTAAGCCACGGTTGGCTTCGCAAGTCTCTTACCGTCATCTGACCATTGCTTCCCGGAACTCGGGAAGGTTGTAATGGACTAAGAGGCATTGACGTAGGATTCTGTTCTGCTTCTTGTCTCGCCATATTATTTTGCGAGATAGATTGGGACAGACGTGCTAATTCAACCTGAGCCATACGTGGTGACGTCTTGGCCAGCTCATTTAATGTGACAAGTTTACTTGCATTTTTGCTGAGGTCATAAATGATATCACCAGCATTCTCTAAACCAGATACTAAGTACACTAGTTGCGGGAAAGCGGTTGGGTCGAAATCTTTTGTTATATCATCGAAATCAGAATATGCTTGGCGGCCCACGTCCATCTTCGCATGATATTGATTTGCAACATTGGTCATCTCCTGTTGGAATTGACGTTCTTGCATCTCTCTATTAAAGCGTTCTTGGACTTGTTGATAAATAGTATCTGCATCAACTTGAGAAGGATATTCTCCACCTTGTTGCTTTTGCATTGTTTGTTGCTGAGCTTGTTGTTGCTGCTCAGCACGTTGTTGATACTCTCTTTCAGCCTCTTGTCGGGCTCTTGCCGCAGCAGCTTGTTTTTCACGGGCGATAAGTGCATTCACTTCCGACTGTGACAACATCTTTTCAGATGGCGCAGGCTGAATTTCAGGCGAGACTCCGCTCACTAAATTTTGTTCATCCATAAACATTCCTTCCTATTTTGCACAATTAACCCGCGTGCCAGCGGTATATTCCTCTTTCGATGAGTTCGCCGACTTAATCCTTAAATCGGAAAGTGAAACCTGGATTTTTAAGTGCCCAGTACACTAATTCTCATACTACCAGTCTAGACAACACACGAAATAAAGTCAACTAGATTTTAATCTATACTTTCTTTCGTGACTTTTGTCTACGAGATTTAGATAAAGCTATAGCGATAGCTTGCTTTGGTTCATACTTTCCTGTAGACTCTAACTCTCTAATGTTCTCACCTATTACTTTTCTAGATTTACCAGATTTTAATGGCATGAAACAATCCTCCAATATACAAATAACATGTAGTAACTGCAAAAAAGAATTCTATGTTAAAAAATACAGAAAAAATACAGTTTTAGCTTGTTCTAGATCATGTCTTTGGTATTTAACAAAACCAAAAAGAGAACCTAAAAGGTTATTGTCCATATGTGGGAAAAAATCTCACAATAATGATACAAAGCCTATAAACTGTTTAAACTGTAAAAATACTTTTCTAGTATCTCCTTCACGTATTTCTTTTAAAAAATTCTGTTCTAAAAAATGCTATTCCAAATATGCATCTATAGATGGAAATAATACCAAATACAAAAGAATTACTGTAAATGGTCAACGAATATTAGAACACCGACATATCATGCAAATGCACCTTGGTAGAAAACTGGACTTTAAAGAGCATATACACCATATAAACCACAATAAACTAGATAATAGGATAGAGAATTTACAACTAATTTCTATCCGTGAACACGCTAAACTTCACAAAAGAGGTCCATTTCAATAAGCGGCATCGCAATATTCCTTAATATATTCAATTACAGCTTTCGGAGGTTTTCCCCTATTAAGATTAGCGCAATGAACAGAGCAATACTTTCTTTCATTAGTCCCATAGAATGAAACGTTGCAAGTAAGACACTTTTTCTTGCCACCTACCATATTGTTTCTCCTTATCTGCGCTTTTGTTCTGCATTTGATAGTGCAATATTTCGCAAGGAGGTATTTCCCACAAATGGATACGCCACATTCTCTGCAAATTCTCATCTCTTGCACTTCATATTGGCATACATCACATATGAAAATATCATTCAATATGGAATCGCAACGTTCACAATTCATCCCATTATTTCTTCTTCCTCATCTTGCCAAGAGTCTCAGCAAGATTGGCCCTACGACGCATTAGTGGGCTCTTACTATGTTCAGCCTTCTCTAGCTTTTCTTCCGATATTTTCTCGCCAGCCTTAACTTTCAATGCTTTACGGAGCGCGCCCGGTTTTTTTATTGCTTCTTTTATAAAGTTCTTAGCCATACCGCCCTCTATTTATATGGGTCTCTTTTAGGACCTTTATCCATCTTATCCTTCATGGACTTGTTGGCACCTTTTTCTGATTTATAACGTGCAGCATCTTTAGCTAAATCACGATTAATACCCATTTGGCCATGAGCTAAAGGATTGTTATTAATCTTTTTCACTTTTTCAACGGCGTGGTGAGCCATATCATGTTTGCTATGCTTGTTAGCGTGACGTTCCTTCATCTTGAATCTCCTTTATCCTTTTTAATATAGTTTCTAACTCAATTTTTACAAACTTAGACCTTTTACCACATTTATTTTTAAGGGGTAAATTCTTTATAGCTTCATATAAGAGATCATTAGCTCCTAAATTACCGCTCTCTGTTTCTTTCGCCTCTTCCTTCAAAGTCTTCTGACATCCTTGCTATATCTTGAATTAAATCTCGGGCCGTCTCCGCATCCTGCTGAGCTGCTTGTTGATCTACCTTAATACCTTCCATTTTAATTTTAGCCATGGTTTCCACAAACTTCATCTCAGAATCTCTTTCTTTTATAGCTAAATTAGCTGCATCAACTCTAGATTTTTCCTGTATGGACATTAGACTGAGCTCTTCCAGAGTTGGAGAGCGCATAATCCTTTCGAATTGTTGCATCTCAAGAGAAGCTTTTTGTTGTTCGATTTGAGTTTGTTGCTGAATTTGTTCGGCCTGGGCCTGCTGTTGTTGCATCTGAGCTTGTTGCTGTTGCTGTCTCTGTTGCTGCATTTGTTTCTCGAATTCGGCAGCTTTCTCTTTAAGACCTTCAGATCCTCTAATGTCTATATTATCTAGTAATATCTGTAGCCCATTCTCATTCATAAATTGAGCGAATATTGGGCTTGCCTGCATTAGATTAAGCATTGTATTCAATGAGACTTCTTTTTGCAGGGCAAAGTTAACACCAGCTTCTACCTTAACTTCCAATGAGTTAGGGTCATAATTCATATACAATGAACCTGGCCTATTAATTTGAATTTGGCTATGCTGCCCATTAGGTAATACGATAGGTAAACTTCTGGGCGTACGATAATACTTTGGAATTAAATCTAATATAATCTGTGCAACTCTGTTTAGACCCTTAATAAATCCAACGATATATGGCGTTGCAGCCGTATTGCTTTGAATAGCTGAACGAGCAAAAGCAATCCCTGACATATTGTCCCGATTCACAATGGAAGACGCATCATATGAACCAAGAATAGCTTGAGTCATCTCGTCGGACATTCTGAATGTGTTTGTGATTTCGGGCGGGATTGCGGTGCGTTGAATAGGTTGGGGGGGCGGGAGAGTGATGTCTGGGTTACGAGAGTCCAGGAAATGATTGTAAACCAGAGTATCAGCCTTCTGTACGTTTTGATATGCGTTCTGATATTTTGGTGGTATAGATTCAATTGCTACTATAAATTTATGTTGTACCAAGTTCTCCAACTCATTCGCAAGGCATTGCCCTGAGAAGTTCTTCAACCGCTGTATCCCTTCAGCATGATAAACATATGGCCTGGTCATCTGTCCTGCTGATGAACCATCCGAAATCATTACAGAATTTCCATCTACAAAAACTAGTGGCAAATACTTAAAATCGGTCTCGACATATTCTAGTACTTTAGACTCACAAATGCGATATCTACAGATAGTTTCTATTATTGTCGTTCTTGGTTGACCGACCGGTATTGGTGGTTGTTCAATGTGCCCTTGCTCTTCCCATTTCTCCAAGAATTTCTTATAATCCTTCTCTACCACCGTATAGCCATTAGAGAGTTTTATAATCTTCTCTTTCTTAGACTTCTTCATATACATATCACAAACGAGAACGATATCTTCTTCTCCGTTTTTGAAAGACCATGAAAAACCCGAAAGAGACCGTGTAAAGGTCATATTATTGGTGGCGTCCTTGCCGTACTGCTCCTGGAAAGCGTCTTTAGTCATGGGAGATAATTCGCCACAATAGCGACCATCCCCTTTATGGGACTCTCTAGCTAGTGGGTCGAAGAAACATAAGGTTGGATCGAAAACTCGCTTAATACATATATTCTGCTCAAAGGACATCTCATTGACATACTCTGTCATGACTTTAATGACCGAATAGCCTCCTGCCAAAAGGTCAGTAAAGACATTATAAGAGAGCATATCATTTGCACTTGGAGAGAATATTGCTTTGAAGTGAGCTTCAACTAACTTTAAGGTTTCTAAGAATTGGGGGGTAAGCGAAGAAAGTGGAACCCCATCTGCTGCATGGACCTCAATCATGGGCTCATGCTTTGCGAACTCCCCTCTTTGACGGGAAATATAAGCTTCTAGAATATTAAATTCAATGGTGGGTTTGCCAGTCGTCATTAGAGCGGCAACTTCTTGTTGGTTCAACGAGCTCTTGAATACGAATTTCATGAACTTGTTGAATCTTGATGCGTTTTCTTCAAAGTACCTGTGAGCTTCCTCAACCGTCTTTTTTAGGTCCGGTAGTTTATCAGAATATTTTTTCGCTATCTCTGCCATACTTAGCTTTCCCTGCTAATAATTTCTCATTAAACCTGTCATTCAACTGGCTTAGGATGTCACTCCGTGTGTCATCTTTCTTATCTATACTGTATACACTTTTTTCAATAAGCGCTAGTCGTACTGCATCTGAACATGTATCTGCTATATCATCAAACCTATGCGTCTCATTGGCTGTTATAGATATCATTTGTCTTATACATGACTCTATGTGTTTTGCCCCTAAGGTAAAGGATATTGACTTTGATGCTATGTAAGGCTGAATCTCCAAGAATCGTTGGGTCTTACTGCCTGACGCCCTAGTTCTTTCAACTTCTCTAATGGTAAGGCCTCTAATATCTCGCAAGGTGCTGACCAAGGTTACGCCAGTAGACTTCTTTTCTATCGCGGCAATCATGGGGGCGATTCGATGTCTCGTACAGTCTACATAGAACTGAACAAAACTCTCTCTTAGGTCCTTAGGTTCAACTCTAATCTCAAGACAATCAAGCCAATGAAGACCCATTTCTCCTGATGGTTTACCAAAGTTAACTATCTCATAAATCCCCCAAAAACTGAAGACTGTTGCGTCGTTCCAGTTCTTGGAGGTCTCTGCAGTGTCGCAAGTAATGAAGGTACAAAGTATGTCTGGCTCCTCATCCAAGGTAACGAACCATTCTTTCTTGAATAGAGCACCCCCGGCAGGAACTGGGTTTTGTTGGAACTGGGAAGCGAAAACATATGGATCTTTATCTTGCTTTATAAGCAGCGACTCTTTAGGGAATGCTTCTGGATATAGGGCATTTCCATTCTCATCCAGGCTTTTAAGGATGACTGATTCCCATTCATAGCCATCATAACCTTCAAGAAGGTAAGCAGCTAAGTCAGCCTCATGAACTCTTTGGCCAATGAATATATAGGGAACATTGATACCACGGGCCCGTTGCTGTATGGTTTCTCGATAGTTCTCGATAACGTTCTGTCGTATTGTTTCAGAATGAGCTTCATCTATCTTATGGCAGTCATCAATGATTACAGCCCCTGAGAAGCGCTCTAAGCCAGGCAATCCACCATCCTGTCCGACGATAGCACCGGATGAACCAAAAGCTGCTACAGAGCCCCCTGCTGTCGTTTGGAAGAATTCTTTTGCCTTTGAGTCCCACCGTATACTAATGTCGAACAAATACTGATAGTGGCGAAGATTAATGATGCGCTTAATAGTCTCTGTATGCTTAGCAGCGAGAGATTTGGAATACGATATGTACAAATAGCGAGAGTCAGGATACTTAGATAGAGTCCAAGCCACCCACATACATAGGAAAGTCGACTTCCCATGCCCTGGGGGGACGTTGATAATGAGTCTGTGGCTTGGTATTTGAAGTCTGGCTGCTCTTGTGAGAGCCCTTGATATTGTGATTGCATGAGATTCTCTTCCAAGTGGGGTTGATATAATAAAATCTCGTCCAGTGAGAAGAGGGTAGAATACTTTGCAGAATTCCAGAAGGCTTCCTTGAAGCTCGGCGACCATGGTTTCTTTATCAAGATCTACCTTCATTTACTTCTTTTTTCTAATAATTTGCTTAGGACATCACATATAGCTCTAATACTATTTACTGCTTGTAAAATATCCCTCGAGAATTCTTTCTCATGTTTTATATAATCTTTAATCTTTATAGCCTGATATTCTATATCAAATGAAGTCACAATATTCTTTGCCTTTTTGTATTTATAAGTGGAAACTGGGTCAAACCCTTCATTTAAAAGTCTCCAGGCATCATCTCTTCGGAGTCTTGCCTCTTTAATACTAACAAAAGGATACATACCAAAGGTTAGTTTCTTTTCTATTCTCTTATATCTATATTTAAGTTTCCATGATTTTGAACCATGTGGAGTAACGAGAATATAAAGACCACGACCATCTGAAACCTTGTACTCCTTTTCCCTACCTTCTAAGGATTTTATCTTATCATCAGTAAGTTTATTAACCTTTGGGTTGCTTTTTGTTTCTTCAGTTTTCATCTTATTAAAGCAAAATTATACACAGCTTTATTAACGCTAGCAGCTGCCTGCCTTATTTCTTGTCTCATAATAGAAAAATAAATATAATCTTTCTTGTTTATATTTTCACCCAGCTTATCGAACTCTTTTGAAAAGACAAGTACAAAAGTTAATATTTCCTCGATATCCTTTTTAGTATCCTCTTTATCCTTATTAAACATCTCTATAAAGTCTTCATCTGTCATTGCTCGTACTTCTTCCTTAACTCATCCAGCTTTACTTGTAGATCATCAGACATAACTTTCCTTCTTTCAGAAGCTTCCCTCATCTTTACAGAATACGATTCTTCATCTTGTGTATCAACTTTCTCTACAGCGAACAGAATCTTGTAGTATCCAGCACCATCCATCGTTTCGCTACATTGCATCGCAACCTGATCTACAATCCAAGAGAAAGCTTTTATTAAATCTCCGGGGCCACCTATTTGTATTGAGACGCCACGCCAAAAGCTATCCTTGAAGTCCTCTATACCCATGCCAAGCTCGGAAGATAGTTCTTGTTCCTTACGTTTGGTATTTAATATTAATTCATTAAATTCTTTTTCTTGTTCAGTCATTTTTAATCCTTTCTATTAGTTTTTCTATATGAGGTTTCAACATGTTAAAATACTCCAGTATTATTATGTAACAAACCATATCTACTTTTCCGCCATAGCTAAATTTATTATGAGATGCATTTAGAGCTATGAGCAAATCCTTAGATCTGTCAATGGCAAGTTCTAAATCTTTTTTAACTTCATGATCATCATTTTTTATCTTCAATCTTCATCCCCAAACAAAGGCCATCTTGTTTAAGTGCGTCCTGTATTTCTCTTAGATACCTTATCCCTATATTCGGGAGTTCAAGTATTTGTTTCTCTGTTCGACAAACCAATTCAGCCACACTCCGTATATTATCCCCTCTTAGACCATTAGCCAATGTTGTTCTAAATTTATATTTATCCACACTTATATCGTGAAGATATATGTATGAATCATCCCTTACTAATTCTTTATTTCTTTCGTCTAGCCTGGCTATACAAGTTCTTATGCTTAATAATTCGGCAGCTAAATCATTGTATTCTTGTGTTGTGTTTATTAAATCTCTATGGAAGTCATAACTTCTTTTTTCTGCCCTAACGAGGATACTTCTAAGCTTTGATAATCGTTCTGTGAAACTTTGCACCTTTGCATCTAAAAGATGCTTCTTTCTTTCAGACTCCGTTAAAACTCCCATACCTCCTAAAGGTATTTCTTCTTCCTGGATAAAACTTTTTAAATCTTCTCCGCTAGAGGGTTGACGTAACTTTCTTAAGGCCTTTTCTATTCTTCCACTTATACATCCTGAAGTCACACCATAATCTTTTCCTATAGACTTTAAGCTATCTTTGTACGTTCCATCTCTATTAAACCTCAACCTTAGAAGTTTAACTTCCTCCGCTGTAAGAGGTAATACAAATGACATTTGAGCGTCGGTAGGTATCTCCCCAAGATAAGTTGCCTGCCTATCAAATACATCAAAAAATCTTTCCATCCCAAATAGCATCAACCCTCCTTACGAATTCCGTCTTTATCATATCTCCAGGGATACTTTCTCATCCTATCTTCCCTGTCTAGTGCTCCGGCCAATTCATAAATTAGATTTATGGCGGTTGTAATTTCAACGATAAACTCTTGCTCTATGTAGCCATCTTTAAGAGTGCCATTTAAATCTTTGAGTGTTTCTCTTATTCTTTCGTCTAGTGTTTTCATCAGTACTCCTTCTTGTTCTTATCGGCCAACTCAGCTCTTAAAGCCATTAATTCAGCTTTCAAATCTTCATTCTGTGTCTTAACCTCATCAATCAGTTTTCTGTCTGCAAACATGGGATTCAGCTTTGAGGCATACCATTTACGAGTATCAATACGTAAACGTTGCCTTTGAATATATCCTGGATCAACTTTTTCCTGACCACTTATGTCCATGTAGGTACTATTCTCATCCGAAAGTTCCTCACAAAACTCAGCCATTAGATTAGATTGATGTTGTTTAGCTAACAGATACCGTGCGGAGAACTCAGGATATTTCCATCGCCATTCGTTTATTGTATCCTGGGCCGGCATCTTTGGATCCGCTTTACACAATATGTGAAGACCACACTTAGATGAAGCAACGCGATCTATTATATAGTCAGCCATCTCTTGATTGTATTTTGTAGGTCTTCCGCCTTTTGATGATTCTTTAACGGATTCTATAATTTCTTCTCTTAGCTTTCTACACTCTTCGCTTTTTGCTTTGTGGTAATCGCTAATGGGTTTAGTACTCTTTTTCAGACTCTTTTTTGGATTTTTTTCTTGGTCGTTTTTCTTTTTGCTCATAATCTTTTTCTTCCAAATCAGCCATTTGACATACCAATGTAATATCTTCAGGAGGAATTACATCTATAACTCCGGCCCCAAGGCATAAAGGGCAATCCTTTAATTCCCCTCCTGAGTTATCGAAACACCAGCCTCCCATAGCTTTATATAGCTTTTTTCTGCCATGGCAGCGTATACAGCGTCGTTTTCCTTCTGGAACCCCAGATCCTTTCCTTAAATCCATAACTATATCCTTATGTGTAATTACTTTAATAACTGTACCACAAAGCTAACTGTTAAATAAATATTTTTTGGATTGTTAAATAATTTTGTCTGTAGATTGTTTAACGTTTTAATGATATACATTCGATGGGTAAGGGAACTTGGAGGGAAAAATATTAAGAACGAAGATATTTCCGAATAGCACTCATGCCTTCTTCGAAACCTCTACAAATGACAATGGTATAATTATGATCAGCTAGTTTCTTATGAAATTCCCGCTGAACTTTGGTTGCCTTACCCTTCTCAGTTTTCATTTCAATAAACAGGCCATGGCTTCCATTGTTTGGAATTAACAATTGGAGGTCCGGCATACCAGCCCTTAAACCCATCGCTTTAGCTCTTAGTCTTTGCATAAGACTTAGGTTTAAACCGGCTGGATAGCTAACCAATAAATCCGCAATTTCCGGATATTGAAATCGGAACCATCGAACCAGATTTATTTGGTCCTGCGATTCCTGGTACCTCACATCACGAAGACCTCACGCATTGCTTGTATGATGTCCTCTTGCTTACCTCTAAACTGCATAAGAACACAAAGCTTTTTTTTTTCCGCATTAAAATCTTCTACTTGAATCTCATACTGAATATCAACATCACCAGACCCAGCAACATCCTTAACCTCAGTTATCCTTAGAACTCTCATTTCGCAACCCTCTCAATGTCTGCCCACATTAAATGTCTTAAATTTAAATCTTAATTCTAAGATATCAGCTTTTAGGAAGTAAGTCATCCAAAAGGGGAGATTCAAATTAAATTTTTACATCGAATCTCCACTGTTTTTTAATACCCGGATAATTACTCGGAAATACCCCGACAATTAACCGGATAAACCCCGGGAATTAATCCCATTTACTCGCCTATTTACCCTACCATTTTGTTTCCCACCACCCAGTAATACATTCTAGCTATGGTTTCGTAGGTGCTTTCTATTAATGCCTCTAAATCGTTCACAGGAGCCCCTATTTTGAACTTTCTTATGACAGCCTGGTTCACCTCGTCGGATAAGATGAAAGCCTGATTAGCGTTCAAGCCATTTCGTTCTGCGAACTCTTTCACTAAGAGCTCTTGTCTTGAATTCGAATTAGGAGTGAGGCTGCTCTGTTTTTTGGTATCCATTTGAGATGATAGCTTCTCGGTGGCTTGGGCTACGATCTGATTCATGGATAAAGTTAAAGAAGATCTATGAATATATCTATTATTATATGATGAGGTGACATTTTTTTCTGGAGGACTATATTCTACGGGCTTTTTTGAAGGTCGCTGAGGTGACATTTTTCTTTGCTCGAGGTGACATTTTTTTTCACTGGACATTTTTTTATCCACAGATTTTGTGGATAACTTAATTGGTTTATTATGTATGAAGTAATAGTAAGCAA